AGTTTTCTGCGGCTGGAATAAAACACGAATTCAACGAAGAAAATATATGAAAATACATATAACGCTACCAACGACTACCTGGAAAAGCCGCAAAAGAATGGGTACGTACAAAATCCGGAAAAGTGAATATTAATTGAAAACAAAATAAATTACAGACTATGAATTGGTTTGATAGATTCATGACACATATAGGTAACGCATTTAACACAGCCTATGGATGGTTTATTGCATTATTAACGGCATCAATAACATTTATACAACCGGAGATGTGGACATTTATAGTAGTTGGAATGGCGGTAATGGCTGACTTTATATGGGGTGTTTTGGCCGCAATAAAGCTAAAGAAGTTTATTCTGTCAAATGCATTACGAGAGACTATTAAAAAAATTGCAATCTATTCTTTTACATTGCTGGGAGCAATGTCGATCGAAATGGTAGTACATGACGATGCGCCGTTTGTACTTGTAAAAACAATAGGCATGTTTGCGGCAGTATGTGAGCTTTGGAGCATGAGTGCTTCAATGCTGATTGTTCGACCGAATACCCCATTTTTAAAGTTATTCAGAAAACAATTGATCGGGGAGATCCAGTCGAAAATTGGCAAAAATATCGACATCGAGCAGATACTCAAAGACTCGGACAAGAAGAAAGAAGAGGAAGAAAACAATGGACAAGATCAAACAAATATCGATAAAATATGAAGCATGCAGAATAGATGTTGAACCCGAAGCTCTTGCGGCATTCATAGATGTGGAATCTGGAGGTAAGGGTTTTAATGATGACGGCAAGCTTATTATACAATTTGAGCCGAGCTGGTTTCGTAAACACGAGCCTTATGCACCTTCCGGCAAATGGAGCGTCAACAAAGTTGACGTGCAGTCGAAGGAATGGCTTGCATTTAATGATGCATTTGCTATTAACCCGGAATCTGCAATGAAAAGCACGAGTATAGGCTTGGGACAAGTAATGGGTTATCACTACGAAAGGCTCGGATACTCAACAGTTGGAGAGATGTGGGACGACGCAAAGAAAGGCGAGGACAGGCAGATCTTCCAGATGGCAGAATTTATCAACACGGACCGGATATTGTATGATGCTCTAAAGCGCAAAGACTGGCATACAGTAGCGGTCAGATATAACGGAGCAAAGTATAAAGAAATGGCTAAAAAGTGGGGCAGAGAACCCTACAATATCTCTATGCAAAAGGCTTACGATAAGTATATGAGGAATGGAATTTAAATGCAACAAAATGAATTGGTTGAAATACAGAATTAACTATTATGATAAGAAATACGAAATACTTTATCGCTTTAATCGTTGGATTAACCGTCTTTTCAGGATGTAAGCCGAAGCATATCATCCAAGAGAGGGTTATTACCAAGTTTGACAGTACTGAAATTATCGCGTTGAACGAGGAGCTTCAGAAAAAAACTATTGAAATTGAAACGCTGAAAACCGATTTAGAGCGCGCGAGAGACGAGGTAAGCCGATTAGAGAGCGAATCATCGACGCATACGATAAATTACGACACAACCGCTCCATTGAATCCTGACGGGCAATATCCGAAACAGAGCGAAACGATTACGCAAAGCAAGCTTCTCCTGGATAAGACAATCAAAGAGATGGAGGCGATAAAAAAGGAATATATCAGCGAGGTGAATACTCTCGAGCTGGAAAACAAAAATCTAAAGACGACTATTGAAACTCTCAGAGAAGAAAACAAAAACATTAAAGAGGAAATAACGCCGACGACCGGATTTAATTTCCGGCTGTTCTTTTTTGGAGTGCTTGTCGGAATCGTGCTAATTATTTGCATCAGAATGCTTTTAAAAAGGGCGAAAATAATGTAAATAAAAAGCGGAAAAGAACATGGATAAGGATGTTGAGCATATATTAATTGAAAATGCCAATAGAACAATCAAAATAAACGAACCTTATGATCCTATTATTGGCGTAGGATGCTATGGAGATAGGGTGCCTCTGACAATAACAGACGCACCTTATCCTTTGATATACATTCCCCGCCAGATGCTTGGCAACCCCATAATCAGGCAGGTCGCAAAACATAAATCGATCGAAGAACTATACAAGGCCAATAAAGTGCCATTTGACCGCGAGGAGCTGCAAAAGTGTTGGATCGATATTTGCGAGATCAGGATATCGTATGATCCGGAGTATTACTTCCGCATGTACGAAACAATAGAAGATGCTCTGACCGGAGAGCTGATCCCGTTCGTCATGAACCGTGCCCAAAGGAAATTCCACGCAATGGTGATGGCAGACATCGAGAACGAAAAACCTGTCCGTATCATCACATTGAAGGCCCGACAACATGGCATATCGACATACATACAGATGCTGTTCTCCTGGATACAGAAGGTGAAAAAGAAAAGGTGGAACAGTGTTGTTTGCGCTCACGTAAACGATGCAGCGAAAAACATCCGAAGCATGTACACCAGAAGCATGGAGACGATGATTCCCATAGGCGGCATACGCTATGAAATAAGCAACTTTGATCAAACCCTGAATATAAAAGAGATCAAAGAGAGGGGGTGCCGTATCACGGTAGGATCGGCAGAAAAGCCGGATAGTGTACGATCGCAAAACCCAAAGCTGGCCCACTTCTCAGAGGTGGCCTTTTACCCGGACACAGACAAGAAGAAAACAAGTGCATTGCTTTCCTCCATTATCGGCACCATGAAGCTGGTTCCATGGACAGTGGTAATCTATGAGAGCACCGCCAACGGTCTGGGCGACTACTTCGAGTCTGAATACAGTCGGGCAAAGAGAGGGGAGAGTGCCTATACCCCTATTTTTCTGCCCTGGTTTTACAACCCAAACTACAGCGAACCTATCGCTACCGATTATTACGGATTCAACGGGAAGAAGAAAAAGGGGGATATCCGTAAATTCGTTTCTTCTCTCAGCGAGTACGAGTTGTCATTGTTTGAGAACAACGAAGAGGTGACGCTCGAAAAAATAAACTGGTACCGGGCAAAGGCGGGTGAAATGTCATCCATAAGCGAGATGAGGCAAGAGTTCCCATCGGACGATATAGAAGCATTCCAGGATTCCGGCAAGCCCGTGTTCCGCTCAGAGGACATAGAGGCTCTCAGAAGTGATTGTCGTCCACCGCTGGCCATCGGGACGCTGGTAGCAGACGAAATGCCGCAGATCGCAAACATTGAGCCGAGCAAGCGCAAGGGGATTATGAGCAACATTCACTTCGTCGATGATCCTGAAGCGATGGAGGCATACGGAAGCAGTGACGTGAAACTGAAACTCAGAAAAACCCAGAACAAGCTCATGGTTTGGAGGCATCCGTCATCATTGAACGTCAGACACCGCTATGTAGTTATATTCGATCCTCAAAAAGGAATCAGCGACAAAGCGGACTGGGGCGTGATAACCGTAATTGACCGCCTTCCTTTGATAGACGGAGAAAAGCCGGAGATCGTTGCGCAATTTCGGGGACATATCGACAAAGATATATCGATATGGATTGCGGCTCAGGTAGCAAAGTTTTATAACGACGCACTGCTTGTGGTTGAGAGCAATACTTATGACAGCGATGTAAAAGATGATGATGCGGAACTAATCTTCGAGACCATAAAAGCGTATTATGCCAACCTTTATACACGCACGTCGGCCGATAAGGTAAGAGAAGGATATCCGATAAAGTGGGGATTTAATACAAACCGATCCACAAAACCGATGATCATCTCAAACTTCATCTCGGTGATTCGTGAAGGTGGCTACATTGAACGTGACGAAGAGGCACTGAACGAAGCACGAATGTATGAGCAAAAAGAAAATGGAAGCTATGGAGCGAAAGAAGGACATCACGACGATATTCTCATGACAAGAATGATCGGGATGTACGTCGCCTACGCAATGCCTATGCCTGTAATCGTGGAGGAGAACGCAGAACCTATGACAAACAGAAAAGTTGCGGCAGGGATGAGCGATATTTGATTCTAACACACGAACGATTACCATCTTGGGTTTATTTTTGTAAAAAAGTTTATTATGGCTAACCAATTGATTAAAGACATCAAAGAAATTCATGAGTATCTTGGGGATACCTACACGGTTATTGTATCGAGCATCAAGATAAGATTGCTCATCTTTATGAGCAACATGCTGCAGAAGGTGCATAACAGAAGGTTTTTCGTTTCTGTTATCGAAAAACCGGAAGGAGAAAGGCTGAAAATCTTCGACAAGTATATGTTTGACAGCTACAAACGAAGAGGGTGGATGCCCAAACGAATGACCACGCTTGAACTCGAACAAAAGTGTTTTTATGCCACTCCTTTGAATAAAAACAACAAAGTAACCAAAGACGAAAAGAAAAAAGCCATACGCCAATACGCCAAATACTCGAAGATGATGAGGAAAGTACAACGGGTAAAACGCCCTTTTGCAAAGGAGAATAAGTAGATCAACGCATCTTTTCGTTGTTATAGTTAAGTCTTACCTCGCAGTCAATATAATCGACCTCGCTTTTTTCATCCACTTCTCCGGTAAGCAGAAACAAATACTGCCTGAACGTCTCCCTGGCCAACAAGCCAAGATCGAAGTCTTTATAATTTCCTCCGGATCCAAAGGTGAATCCCTTGATCGGACTAAAGTTAACCCCATCCATTGAATGATACGCAACAATCTGAACTCCCTGCGCATTGTACATGAGTGCACGCAGGAATATTCTCTCCAACTTCTTAGTATCTGTTGACTGAAATTGCAACGGACGTGTAAGCAGCGCTACCTTTACCACATCGCTTTCGGACTGTGATATATCCGTTATATTCCTATCGGTGATGTAGTACACATCCGGGAATGTGTTTTGGACAATCAACCCGATTAAGTTCGTGGAGAGATAGAACGATTTTGTTTCGTAGTCATACACGTAATTATACGGGTACATGGAAGAAGATATGATCAGCTCGTCGTGATATGGGTTATAAAGTATGGATGAAGCCGTCTTTAAAAATTCACGAAACGACACCGCAGGGTATCCTGCCTCAGGCTCGGTTACACCGGTAAGATCGATATTGAGCGCGTCGTCATCTTCCCTCAATATCTCGGACAGGCTTTCAGTCTTGTAATTGCTGATCTGCATAAGACCTCTGTTGGTTATGAAAACAACACCGTAAGGAGTGGCGCATATTACTTCCGAAATCGGAGGTTCCAAATATGTGGGTGCCTGAATCGAAGAGTGAACCGTATCGGTATCCTGCCCGGCCATCGTAAATATACCGTCAGTAGTGAAGACGAAGACAGGATACATGCCATAGTTGCGATCAGATACGTTCATAATAATCGATGACTCGGCAAGTATCCGGCCCGATCCGATAAGGTAGGTATTTTCGTTTGAGAAAACAAAAGGATTGTTTACTTCGGATACTTTGATTTTGTTGTACTCTGTGAAATACAATTTTCCATAATTAAATGAATACCCGGAATCTATTGAACTGGTAAATCTTATGAAAGGTTTTAAGTTGTCAGAGACAACATAACTTATATTCATAGATGGGTGACTTTTTAGATTAGCCGTGAATACTAACATGTATGGACCTATCCCTGTCCTCCTATAAATATTTATTTTATATGCACGAGGATCCGGGTAGGCCATGTATGAATTGTAGAAAAACGATGAATCGGTCGTAGTTTCTAAAATAGATGTCCCTTCAGATGTTTTAATGTAGATTTGGACAATCCAAGTTGCTTCAGATATACCCAACCTGGATTGCCCGTTATAATCTGACCACCACTCAAAAAATCTAAGACTGTATCCTGAAAAGAGTTTTGTTGTTATCGCGGATAACCTCAACCTGTTGTTCAGCGATGATGATCCATTCGCTCCATATTGGTGATGGGAAAAACTATCATCAATCATTAATTCCTGATAGATGATATTATCTGCGTTTGTTATTGATTTATTGATTGTACCACAAAATGATTGCGATCCCTGTGTTAAGTCAATTGTGTGCGAGTGATAAAACAACGAGTTGCTGAGTACGTTATCTATCTGCTTTTGCGCCAATGTATCTATCAAATTAATTTCAATAGTACCGGTATGGAAATTATCCCTGAAATATTCTGAGCTGGTGAGTCCAAGGGCTGGAGAAATAAAAATATCAACTGATTTAATGATGTCGCTCCACGCGGAAATGCCCGTGAAGTCATATTCAATGGTAAAATCATATCCGTGCGCAAGGACATATGAGTTGTCATATTTTACATTCGATCCATTTTCCACAAGATAGCTTACAAGATATCTGTTCATTGAGAGAATGTCCAACCCAGGCATCAATAAAATTGGGGGTGAATGCCTTGTGACACTTCCATCATATAGCCTAAATGCATATCGAATAAGATGGGCATCAAATAATTTTATTCCCGATGATACACCCGATGTAGATTGCCCATTTATGATTCTTTCCCGCGCTTTATTTACAACTGCTGAATGTATTTCTTTTTTCGGCAGATCAGCATACATCCACAACGATCCAAGCACGTCCTTGTAATAAAGTTTATCGTAACAGTCTGTGGTGTTTACACCCATCTTTATCGGCGGAAGCTCCGGCATCGACCCCAGATACTTGTAAGAGTCATCGATAAATATAGCATAGTAAATGTTATCGGATGAGACGAATGATAATGTGTTTCCTATTTGTTGTACCCCGTTAACTATATCGGCTATGTCCGCTAAGAGTGTAGGCGTCGCGCTTTTAATATTATAATACACCATCGAACGTGGGGTTACACCGGTAAATTTCTTCACTCCTATCCAATTCTCATAATCGTTTCCACGATGCACAAACACAATATCGTAATCATCGCTTAAAGTCTGCAATACCTTACGAGGAGTAACCGGTTTGTACACACCTTTTTTTGGTCGAAGATTGACTATATTTTTGCATTCACCGTCCTGATAGTTTGATTGAGACGTGATGCCTCTAAATGGAATTTTAACACGTGCCATATAAATCTGAATTAACCTACAATTGTAGGGAATTAGATCATTATGCTTGTTGTTTCATATTAAATAATCATATCGGTAAGATAACTGAAAATGTGTCGAATATCGTGAAAATAAAAAATAAGAATATAACAATATATTGTATAACAATATATTAAAACACATTAGTACGCGTCTCAAAGGCATTTTGTCCAATACTTAGATATTTTAGAAACATCTTTATTCTCTCTTTTACAGAATCTTCCATGATACAATTATTTAGAACGATTATAAATTAAAATTAATACAGAATAAATCCGTTAAAATATTTTGCTATATAAAATATACTCGTTACATTTGCATAATCAATTGCAATATACAATGCAACGGTACAAATTATAATAATTTACAAATATACAAAAATATGGCAACACAAGCTCCAGTCATCAAAAAAATTGCATCCCCTGCAGCTACACTGAGGGGAATGAAAAAGGGGAACACAATGATGATCCCGACTGCAAAGATCAAAACGGCATCTCTTAGGTCCGCTGCTGCCCGCCTGAAAAAAGAAGGTTACGGCTTCAGCATTACGGAAACAGGGTTAATTAACGAAGCCCTCGTCGTGTGTTACAAATCCCCCAAATAACGACACAATGGAAGAATTACTTAATCTGAAAACAGAGGAGACCATGTCAAGTCGTGAAATATCGGAATTGACAGGAAAGCAACACAAGAATATTCTTGCGGATTGCGACAAACTGAATGAAAATTACAGGAATATGGGATTGGCTGAAATTTCAGCCGATCGATATTTAGACTCTTATGGGCGTGAACAGAAATGCTATACTCTCACCAGAATGCAAACATTCGACCTAATAACTGGCTATAGCGCCCCACTTCGTATTAAAGTGAACCGAAGGTGGGAGGAACTTGAAAAAAAGGCAGTCGCCGCACAACTCCCGCGAACCTACGCAGAAGCCCTACGGCAACTCGCCAAACAGGTAGAAGATAACGAACGACAAAAACAGATCATTGAAGAGCAAAAGCCAAAAGCATTGTTTGCCGACGCGGTGGCAACATCAACGCAGAGCTGCCTTATTGGTGAGCTTGCAAAAATCCTCCGCCAAAATGGTGTTGAAATTGGACAGAACAGACTATTCGATTGGTTGCGAAAAAACGGATATCTGTGCCAATATGGTGAAAAATACAACCAGCCTACCCAAAGGGCTATGGAAATGGAGCTTTTCGAGGTAAAGAAAACATCCATCAGCAAACCGGACGGGACCATACTGGTGACAACAACCACCAAAGTGACAGGAAAGGGACAAATATACTTCGTCAACAAATTTTTAAAACCTGTGACTGTATGAAAAGGCAACAAGGCAAGGTAAAGGAAGTGGAGAAGACATGGCTGTCGGCAAGAGAGGCTAAGGCCTATCTGGACTGCAGCGACGATTTTCTGCAAACATTAAGGGACGAAGCGGCAATCAGCTTCTCCCGGATCGGAGGCAAGTACTTCTATAACCTTGCTAGCATTGAGAAACTGATCCTTAAAAACAAGGTAGTGTAAACCATAAAAAATCAGTAACAATGGAAAAAGAGAAAACGAAAAAAGAGCGAGTGCTTGACACTGTGTGCTGGATTGTTATCGCAGCGGCAACAATATATTTTTCGGTGCGAATAGCGATAGGCATAATAAGCAAATGGTATATCCTTTTCCCGTGACAGCCCGTAAAGATCAATCGGGCAATATC